CATCTTATTATTCGTGCAGAAGCAGATAATCCCCCAGTAGATGAAAATTATTTAAAGAGTTGGTTAAATAATTTTATTATGGAAATAGACATGAAAGTGTTTATGGGTCCATATGTTAAATATTGTAATATGCCTGGTAACAGAGGTATTACAGCAGTAGCTATTATTGAAACTTCACATATTGCTATGCATGTTTGGGATGAAGTTAAACCTGCATTGATGCAGTTTGATGTTTATAGCTGTGGTGAGTTTGACCATGAGAAAATATGTAACAAGATAAAACAAGATTTTAATACATCTAAAATAGAATATAAGTATTTGAATAGAGAGACAGGTCTGCTACTATTATAATGTACAATGTCTTATTTAAATGCTAACATACCACCAATTTATTGCAAAGTAAAAAAGGAGTATCTTTATGATCTTAAAGAACATCACGGAGAAAGTGAAGAATGCGTTATCTTCGCTACCACATCAATACCAGGTCGTTCAATCTTGTTTAACATCATGTTACCTAATGGGGCGTGCTTTTGGCGTTTGCCTATCTCAGCGTTTTTCCAAAAATCGTATGATAGAGCCGACGTGCCGAATATGCAGACGCACGAGTTGGAACTGTGGAACAGTCTCAGTTATTATCCTAGTGTTACTGCTTTTAGCTTTTTAGAAGGTAAGAATGGCAAATATTTGGGGGTTGATAAAAAGTTTTATCACGGACAGTATTTATTTACTATTGATTGGGCTCATCCTGATCCCGCCACTTTGGATGTTGAACATTCTGAAATACCTCAAGAACATAAGTGTGCACATATATTGGCTCTTGATAACGGCAATTATGCAGCTCAGCCTAATAATCGTATTCTGTGGCATGTTGCTCACTACACTACTGATACATCTTGGCCTGACTATAAAGTCCAAAATACTTACTGGGATGCGGAAAATAAAAATTTTGTAGCAGAAGATACTGACAGAATGTTTTATGATATAATTGATAAAAAGGATTAATTATGAATTTTAAATGGGATTTAAAAAAAGAGATAGACAGTAAAAGAAAACAGGAATCTGCATTAGCTATTCTTAGAAAGAGAAGCAAAGAATCTATTGCTAGACCTAAAGCTGTAAAAAATATTACTTCAAACGATCCTAGACTACAGGGCATTTAATGTCAAAAGTTTATTGTAAACTTTGTGGCCATAGGTGTCATTGTGTTGGACAGGGTTATTTCGTTAGTAGTAATCAATGTGGAACATGTATTTGTGATAAATGCGATCACAAAGGAATATTAATTTTAAATAAGGAGGTTAAAATGAAAAAGTGGTGGAAAAAATTTGTAGAATGGCTATGGGGTTAATATGAGTAAATGTAAACAGTGTGAAAAAGAGTTTCAACCAAAAGATGAGCTAGATCAATTCTGTAATCAGGATTGTAAAGAGGAGGCATTAGCTGAATTAGATTCTAGTTCTGATGAGTGCCTATCATGTCAATAAAAATAAATGAGAACACCAGTATCGGTCTCCCGTTAAGGAACTTAATTGGTCTGATCGCAGCCATAATTGTCGGAGCATGGTTTGCTTTCGGTGTTATCGAAAGACTTAATAAACTAGAAACTAAAAATCAGTTGTTTGAAAAAGATTTATTAGAGGCTAGTGTTCAAAAACCAATTGACCAGGAGCAGTTCATGATCCTCGAATGGCAAGCAAAACAAATTGAAAAAATGCAAAAACAATTAGAAGACAATGTACATACAGGTGTAATGTTAAAACAACACACGGACGAGATTACAAAATTAAAAAAAGATATTGAAAAACTAAAAGATTCAACAAGAGATATTAAATTTGGAAATGGAAATGGAACACATTAACGAAGGTATTTTTCAAGAGTACGATTATAATAATGAATATGAGGAGTGTGAATGGCGAAATTAGTTATTGCTTTATGTTTATTTGTAAATGGAGAACTTCTTGAACATAGAATTCAAAACTCAATGAGCGATTGTTTAAAACATAAAAGAGAGGCTCAAAGGCATATAAATCAAGAAGATCAACAGTTGATGTGTGGTGAAGTTGAGGCTAATGTAGGTAAGAATATTGATGGTAGCTTATATATAGAAAATATTATACAATCTAAATAATGAACCTTTCCAGAAATTTTACTCTTCAAGAGCTAATTAAATCGGACACTGCGGTACGATTAGGGATTGATAATAATCCTAATGCAGATCAAATAGAAAAATTAAAATTATTATGTGAAAGAGTTCTACAGCCAGTACGTGATCAATTCGGCAGAGTAAAGGTGACTAGCGGATACCGTTCCCCTGAATTATGTTTAGCTATTGGAAGCTCTGTTAATTCACAGCATGCCAAAGCTGAAGCCGCAGACTTCGAAGTAATAGGTGTAGATAATGCGGAACTAGCAGATTGGGTATATAAATACTGTGAAACAGATCAACTGATTCTTGAATATTATACTCCAGGTGAACCAAATAGTGGATGGGTACATGCATCTTATATTGAATTTAATCCAAGAAGACAGTATATGAGAGCTTATAGAGAAGATAAAAAAACTAAGTATAAACCAATTATAGGAAAGGCAGTTGATTTAGTATGACAATAGGTAGATCTCAAATGACACAACAAATTGAGGGTAAGTTACGTGGTGCAAAAAAACAAAAGAAAAAGAAGCTTAAAGTTAAAAAACCCAATAAAAAGAATTCTACTACATTTACTATTTAAGCCAAAAGTGGTACAATCGAAGAAGTTGTACAACCGCAAAAGGCTAAAAACCTTCAATATGGAGTAATATAGCAATGTGGCCACAAAAAAGGAGTAAATAATGGCAAAGAAATCTCAAGGTCCTTGTTGGGACGGTTATGAAATGGTTGGCATGAAAAAAAAGGGAAGTAGAAGTGTTCCTAATTGCGTGCCAGTAAAAAAGAAATTTGCAGGAGGTATAATTCCAGCAATTGGTCCAGCTCAAGCAATAGCTGCAGCAAAACAAGCTACCCCTCAAGATTATATTAATTATAAAACTTCAGGTAATACACAACCTATTGAAAAGCAAATGACTCCTGTTAAAAACAAAAACGAAAAAGTTACGGAAGCTTACTCAGGTAAGTTTATTGATGTTGAGATGGACGGAAAAAGATATGGTAACCCATCTTTAAAAAGTTACTATAACGATTTATTAAAATAAGGAGAAACACTATGATGAAAACTATGCCAGGTGGCGGAAACGCATACGCAAGAATGTCTTCTCTTAAAACCGAAAAAGCTAAATACGGTAAAGAGATGAAGAAGAAAAAAGATAAGAAGAAAAAGAAAAAAGATAAATAATGGCTACAAGCGGCACAACATCTTTTGATTTATCTATCGATGAGATAGTAGAAGATGCCTATGAGAGAATAGGTATGAGAATTAATTCTGGTCATGATATTAAATCAGCTAGAAGAAGTTTAAATATTTTATTTTCAGAATGGGGTAATAGAGGTGTGCATTTATGGAAGGTAGCTTTAAATGAAGTTGCTTTAGTTGCAGGTCAAGCAAATTATACAGTACCAACGAATGTTAGTGATGTATTAGAAGCTTATATCTCAACTGCAGGGGGAACTCCTGGAACAACCACTAATGATTTAACTTTATCTAAAATTGACAGATCAGCTTATGCCGCTTTACCAAACAAAGGTGTTCAAGGACAGCCTTCTCAATACTATGTAGATAGACAAACAACACCAGTTATTTATTTATATCAAACTCCAGATTTATCGACTTATACTTATTTAAAATATTATTCAATTAATAGAATAGAAGATGCAGGTGCTTACACAAATACTGCAGACGTATCTTACAGATTTATTCCATGTATGATTTCTGGATTAGCTTATTATTTAGCTATGAAACGTTCTCCAGAAAGAATGGAAATTTTAAAAATGTCTTATGAAGACGAAATGAAAAGAGCTTTAGATGAAGATGGTTCTAGAACAAGTTTATTTATAACTCCAGAGAGTTATTTTCCACAAGGGTAAATTATGGGAAGATTTGCAAGAGGTAGTAGAGCTTTATCAATATCAGACAGATCAGGAATGCAATTTCCTTATCAAGAAATGGTAAAAGAATGGAACGGTTCCATTGTCCATTATTCGGAGTTCGAGAAAAAACATCCACAGTTAGATCCTAAATATCATTCTGCAGATCCTCAAGCTTTAAAAAAAGCTAGACCTGATACTTCTAGAGGAACAGGAATTACTGTATCTTTAGATCCTAAATATTGGGATGGTCAATTTACTTCAAATGGAATGCAACCTAGTATATCTCCAACAGAAGAAAATAACAAAAGACAGGCTGGAGTATCTATTGGAACAGTAACAGTGAGTATAACATAATGGCTACTTATAAATTTTATTATTCAACAACTGAAATAGCTTCTTTAGAAGAAAACTATGAGTCTTCTGAAAATATAAAAAATGTAGAGACGGCTTTTAGAAATGATAAAGATAATGTAGAATCTATAACAAGAATAGATATAGTAGCTGATCCTGATCAAATTAATACAGATGAAGCTTTAGGATATGTGAGGACATAATGGCAATAACTTATTCAGATTTTTTAACACAGGTAAGAAACTACACGGAAGTAGATTCTAATGTATTATCCGATACATTAATTGCACAATTTATTAGAAACACAGAACTCGATATTGCTGGTAAAGTGGATTATGATGAAACTAGAAAATACGCAACTTCATCTTTCACAGCTAACAAAAGATACTTAGTAATGCCAGCAGATTTTTTAATCATTAGGTCATTACAGGTGTTTTCTACTACAGACCAGACAGGTGATCGTAATTTTATGGAAAAAAAAGATACTAGTTTTATTACAGAATATAATGGTACGGGAGCTACAGGATTGCCTAAATATTATGCGAATTGGGACGACAATAATGTTGTCGTAGCACCTACTCCAGACCAAGCTTATGCGGTTCAATTGAATTACATTATTGACCCACCAGGATTCACTTCTACAACAACTAATTATTTGTCAGAATATCAAGAAGCTTTACTTCTTCATGGAGTATTAGCTGAAGCTTTTTCATATTTAAAAGGCCCCCTTGATATGTACAATTTATACAAAACGAAGTATAATGAAGAGATAGAAGCTTTTGCTCTTCAGCAAATGGGTAGAAGACGTAGAAGCGAATATGATGATGGGGTTCTAAGAATTAAAGTACCTTCACCATCACCGTAAAATTTATATAAGGAGTTTTAAAATGGCAATAGACCAAGCAGTATGTAATTCATTTAAAAAAGAATTATTAGAAGGAATCCACGACTTTGAAAGTGGAGGAGATACTTTCAAATTAGCACTGTATGAAGATACAGCAAATTTATCAGCAGCAACAACAGCATATCCTGGAGATAGTACAGGTGATCAAGTAAGTGATACTGGACAATACGCTCAAGGTGGAGGAACTTTACAGTCTCAACAAACTTCACTAGACACAGGTGTAGCGATTGTAACTTTTGCAAATTTATCTTTTACTAGTGTTACATTAACAGCTGAAGGTGCATTAATTTATAATGCAACAGAATCCAATAAAGCTGTAGCGGTATTAGATTTTGGTGGAAATAAAACAGCGACAGCTGGTACATTTACAATTCAGTTTCCAGCATTTACATCGACAGCGGCAATACTAAGAATTAGTTAAGGAGGATAGATGGCACTTGTCATTAACGATAGAGTTAAAGAGACAAGCACCACTACTGGAACGGGAACGTTCGACTTGGCTGGTGCTTCTCAAGACT